GCTTATGTGCAAACACTGGTAGCCCAGGGCAGACTCAAAGTAGCACCACACTGTACCCATAGCTTGGCTGTGTTCGATCAATATCGCTGGGATACAAAAGAAGGCTTAACTCGCGAGCGTCCAAAGCATGACGAATATTCGCACATGGCCGACGCTATTCGTTACGCCCTATACACATATACTTTGTAAACGGTTTTCTACACAATCTTCTATTATACCCGTTTGGGCCGCAACTGTCAAGTCAGTGGCCCGACCTGCAACAAAAATTATGGTATTGACTTTTTTATGCATAACATGTATAATACTAGTAATCACAAGAGGTCCAATTAAAAAATGGCCAAAAATACAAACAAACGAATCCCTGTAAAATGGGTTCGTGATCGGGCTAAAGCAGCTTACGATAAAAAAACCGAGTGCTATATCTGTGATAGCACTAAAGACTTAGAGCTGCATCATCTGCACTCAGTTACAATACTCTTGGAAACGTGGGCTGATCGCAAAGGGTACGATATTTCAACTGACGATGGCATTTTAGCTGTTCGTGATGAATTTATTGCAGAGCACCATGTGGAGCTATATGAAAAGGTTTACACCCTATGTAATCCGCATCATGTTGCACTTCACGCCATTTATGGCAAAGCTCCGCAGGTAGGTTCCGAACCCAAGCAGCAGCGTTGGATTGAACTACAACGCGAAAAACACGTACATGGTGAAAAAACCGTAGCCTCTGTGAACCACATCTCGCCTTTCTCAAGATTCATCTAGGGAAAACTATGAGTTGGATTACAAAATCACAAGACTGGATTCGCGAAAAGCTGAATCCTGCACAAACACGAATAGCACAAGATGCCGGCACACAAGTCGGATCAGATGCTAAAATCACTTACTTTCAAAGCTTCCAAAAACTGGAATCAGTTAACCGTCCGGTCAACATGCTTGTAAGTGCAGCAGCTAGCCTAGATTATGATATCAAAGATAAAGTTCATGATGGAGTTGTTGCTGGTATTCGTCAAAAGACATTAAATACGCTACTTAACTTTCGTCCTAATCCTTATCAAAGCGCTCAAGATTTTCGCAGTGCGCTTTTTACTGATTATGTGCTTGAAGGCAATGCATTTGTACACTTTGATGGTGTGTTTATGTATCACCTACCAGCGGACAAAGTTGAAATCTTAACAGATACAAAAACTTTTATCAGCGGCTTCCGTTACAACGGAATGGTAGACTTCAAAGAGTCCGAAGTTTTTTACTTTCGCGATTTAGCCAGTGATAGTATCTATCGTGGTTCGAGTCGACTACAAAGCGCTGAGCGCAGCATTAAACTGCTGTACTCAATGCAGCAGTTTCAAGAAAACTTCTTTGACAACGGTGCTGTGTTTGGCTTAGTGCTTACCACAGACAATACGCTATCGCAAGTCGCAAAAGAAAAAACAATTCAGTACTGGTTACAAAAGTACAATGTTAAGCAAGGCGGAAAGCGCCCTGTTATTTTGGATTCGGGCCTAAAGCCACATCAGCTAGCCGAAACCAACTTCAAAGACATGGATTTTGATACCTCAATCAAGACTCATGCAGAAAAAATCATGCAAGCTATTGGTGTTCCACCAATCTTGTTGCAAGGCGGTAACAACGCCAATATTAGCCCAAATCTTCGTTTATTCTACTTAGAAACAGTACTTCCAATTAACCGCAAGTTTATTAGTGCTGTTGAACGTTACTTTGGTTATGACGTAGAAGCTATTACCAGCTCGGTAAGTGCGCTACAGCCAGAACTAAAAGATATTGCTGCTTACCACTCAACACTGGTAAATGCTGGCATTATTTCACCAAACGAAGCCAGAATAGAATTACGTTACGAGTCAAAAGCTGGTAACGATGATTTACGTATTCCAGCAAATATTGCTGGAAGCGCAGCAAATCCTAGCACTGGAGGACGTCCCGCCTCCGCTAAGGAATAACACAAAGGGGTATTATGGTAGATAAAAATAAAGTCCTGTTTTTAAACAGTTCTTTTACTAAGAGTGAGCCTCTACCAACTGCTGACGGAAAAATTGATTCTGTAATCATCGAAGGTTACGCATCAACTAATGACGTCGATAGACACGGTGATATTGTTCCTGCAAGTGTGTGGGAAGCGGGCATTAAGAATTACTTGAAAAATCCAGTAATCTTGGCCTACCACGATCACAGTGAGCCTGTTGGTAGAATGACGGATCACAGAGTTGATGAAAAGGGATTGTTTGTAACAGCCCGTATCTCTGCTGCTGCTGAAGACGTTTTCAATCTTGTAAAAGACGGTGTGCTAACCGCCTTTAGCATTGGTTTCCGCATCGTTGATGCAGAATATAATTCAGCCTTAGAGCTGTTTGTTGTAAAAGAACTGGAACTACACGAAATATCAGTTGTGTCTGTGCCAGCTAATCAAAATACACTATTTAGTCTTTCTAAGGCGTTTGACACGGCCGAAGAATTTAAATCTTTTAAAATGCAGTTTGCAAGCAAAAGCGACTCAGCTAATGGGCTAGAAGCCTCCAGCGAAGCAAACAGCGAAATTACCGAGGAATGGAAAATGGATCCAAAAGAACTACAAAAAATGTTGGCCGACGCTGCTACTGCTGCCGCTCAAGAAGCCACAAAATCTCTGCTAGCCGCTCAAGAAAAAGCTGCTAGTGAAAAAGCTGCTGCTGACAAAGCTGAAGCTGAATTACAAGACCGTATCAAAGCTGCTGTTGCTCTAGCAACTCCAACTACTACTGGTGCTGAAGCCCTTATGGCTGAAGTTGAGAAGCGTTTTGCTGCTCAAGCCGACGAAACTAAATCTGTTGTTGCAGGCCTAGAGTCCGCACTAAAAGAAAAAGCCGCTGAACTAGAAGCTATTCAAAAATCACGTATGCAATTCCAAGACGGTAAGTCTGGTGAAATGTCTTATGCTGACAAAGAAAAGGCAGTTGTTCTAGCCAAGATGACTGGCAAAGGCCTAGAAGGCACTAAATTCGGCCGTGAAATGGTTGAAAAATATGGTGCTCACGTTCCTAGCGCAACTTGGGAAACCGAAGTTAGCTTGAACATGGAAAACGAAGTACGTCGTCGTTTAGTTGTTGCTCCGAACCTACGTGGTATTCAGATGCAAACTAACGTTATGACTATTCCAGTAAACCCAGAAGCAGGCGTTGCTACTTGGATGGCTAATACAGCCTTCGGTACAACAGCTTCAGCCGGTTCAGAAGCTACACACGCATTGAAAGAAATTACTCTAAATGCATACAAAGTAGCTACAAACGAATACGTTGCATACGAAGAAGAAGAAGACGCTCTGTTAGCAATTATGCCTGTTATCCGTGACGCTATGGTTCGCCGTGTTGCTCGCGCTGTTGACCGTGCTATGCTACGTGGTGCAGGTACAGGTTCTGACCCAGTTAAAGGTCTAGCAGGTTACGACGCAGTTAGCGCTGTTACTCTAGATATCTCTGATGCTGCTAAGATGACTGTTGCCAAGCTACAGCTATTACGTCGTGATCTAGGTGCCTGGGGTCTAGACCCATCAGAACTAGTTTACATTGTAAGCACAGAAAACTATTACGATCTATTAGAAGACACAAACTTCCTAACAGTTGACAAAGTCGGCACACAAGCTACTCTATTAACTGGCCAGATCGGTGCAATTGGTAACACTCCAGTTATCGTAAGTGCTGAATTTGCTGACAAAGCTGCTGACGCAGTTGGCGCTATCTGCGTAAACCCAGGTAACTTCCTAGTCGGTAATCAGCGTGGCCTACGTATCGACACACAAGACCTAGTGGAAACACAACGTCGTGTTATGGTAGCTAGCCTACGTACTGGTATGACACAAGTTACAACTAACCTAGGCGCTGGCGTTTCAGCTCTACGTTACGTAGCTTAATAAATAGCAAGACCCTTCGGGGTCTTGTTTTATAAGTGTATCGTGTGCACTTATAAAACAAGAGAGGTATGCTAATGGCAGCAAATTTAATTACACGCACTGAATATAAAGCATACGCCGGCATTACTAGCAATAATCATGATGCTGAAATTGACTTGCTAATTCCTAAAGTTTCGGAATTGGTAAAATCTTATTGCCGCCGTACTTTTGTAGACTACTATGACGAAGCCAAGACCGAAGTGTTTGATGGCGGATTCGGTATGCTACTACTAAAAGAAACTCCAGTTACTCAAGTCATTTCTGTACAACAAAGCACAGACTATGGCCAAACTTACACAAAGCTAACAAAGTTCACTGATTGGGCTCAAAGCGGGGATTACGTAGTTTCAATTAATCCCCAAGGATTTTTACCATTTGTTAACGGTTACAAAGTTACTTATTTTGCTGGCTACGAAGCCGTACCACAAGATTTAAAATTAGCGCTACTAGACTTAGTTACTTACTATCGTAAAAACGACAGCTCCGTACACAACAATCGCACACCTGGTGGTGGTGGCAGCGTACAGCTAGAGTATATCATGAATACTAACCTACCTGCACACATCAAGCGTGTTGTAGACTTATACGTAGC